ATTGGTGGTAGACCAGGTTCAGGTAAAACTTTGATTAAAGATCAAATTATACGTGAGTCTTTTGCACTTAATCCAAATGATGATTTCAGAGTATTAGAATTTCAGTTTGAGATGGTGGGTAGAACCTCAGCCATTAGAGAATTTAGTTCTGTTACTGGTAAGACTTATAAAGAGTTATGTAGTGCAGGTAGTGTTTTGACTTCTGATGTACTAAACACATGCCATCAGTATGCTAAGGAAAGAGTTAAGAATCCAGTTGATATAATATCAACACCAATGACTGTAAATCAAATGCGTGAGCAAATTGATATGTATATGGATAAGCATAAAGGAAAGAAAACAATCATAACTCTTGATCATACTATGTTAGTAAAGAGAGCACCATATCAGAATAGTACATTAGATATGTTGTTTGAGTTAGGTGAGTTCTTTACACAGTGTAAAAGAGATTATCCGTGTTTGTTTATTGCATTATCACAACTTAATAGGAATATAGATAACCCGGATAGGGCAATCAATGGTAAGTATGGTAACTATATACTTGAGTCAGATATATTTGGTTCAGATGCTATGCTTCAACATGCAGATATGTTAATTGGTATCAATAGGCCTGCTAAACAGAAGATTGGGTTCTATGGTCCTGATAGATATATCATTGAAAATGATAGAACTCTTGTATTGCATTTTCTTAAAGCAAGAAATGGAGATGCAAGAATGAGTTTTTTCAAGGCTAAGTTTGAACAAATGCAAATAGATGAAATGGCAACACCAGGACAACAAGAAAGAAGATAATAAATTAAAAAGTAAAATAATGGGAATAACACCAGATCAACGTAAGAAAAAAGTAGCTGATTTAAAAGAAGAACATGAAGATTACTTTCAGACTGAAGGTAAAATTAATGCATTATATATTCCAAAAATGGCTTACAGGCCAGGAGGAAAAGATGAGCTACATATTAGCTTCTTTCCTAGTGAATTAGAAAAAGAAGAAGATATATATACAGAATTTGTAAGCATAAGCTATGATTCTGAAGATCCTAAAAGAACACTATATCTTTTGAAACATAATCCTCATTGGAGGGAAGAGTTTGAGCTTTCAACATCAAGCTCAGGGTTTCAAAGACATCTAGTGTCAGTTAGTGAACTGAAAGTAATTAATGATGTGACCAGCAGAGGTAAGTTAGTTTTAGATTTTGCTGATTTGCCAAATCCAGATAATAATTTCACTTCTACAGGAGCTACTTCTGATAGTTCGTTAGTAGATAAACTAGAGGAAATTAATCAAACATTAAAAACGTTAACTAAAGTAATAAACAATAAATTAAATAAGTAAAATGGCCCAAAGTGTATTAATCATTGCAGACTCAGGAACTGGTAAGTCTACATCTATTAGAAATTTAAATCCAGATGAAACATTCATTATAAATATTGCTAATAAACCTTTACCATTCAAAGGATGGAAGACAAACTATACCTTAATAAGTAAAGAAAATAAAAAAGGAAACTTAGCATCAGCTTCATCTGCCGCAGGCATTATGAAAGCTATTACTCATGTAGATCAAAACATGACACATATTAAAACGCTAGTTATAGATGACTGGCAGTATATGAGTTCTTTTGAGTACTTTGATAGAGCTAATGAGAAAGGTTATGACAAGTTTACTCAGATTGCAGCAAATCTTGCTCAGGTAGCAAAGATGCCCAAAGATCTTAGAGATGATTTAACTGTTATATTTTTAACTCACTCTGAGGATTCAACTGACATCAATGGTAATAGAAAGATTAAAGCAAAAACCATTGGTAAAATGATAGATAACACACTAACTTTGGAAGGTCTGTTCTCTATAGTTTTATTTGGAAAAGTAAATAAAAATGATGATGGTGAACTTGAATATGGTTTTGAGACTCAAAACAATGGAGAGAACACATGTAAATCACCACAAGGTATGTTTGAAGACTTCTTCATCCCAAACAACCTGCAGTATGTGAAAGACTGTATTAAAAAATATGAAGAGTAAATAATCAAAATTAATTAAAAGAAAAAAATTATGTTAAGTACAAGCGGAATGTCAGCCGGATCAGGCAAAGAAAAACCAGTAATTGAACCAGGTAATCAAGTAGTTAGAATTAACTCTGTTACTTTTGATCAAACACCATATGATGCAGATGCATATAATATTACATTGAATGTTGAGAGTAGACCCATGAATGGTGAATTTCAAGGGTTTCTTGTAGATCAGAACAATCCTAATGGCCCACGTTATAAAGGTCAGGTTGGTAGAGTTAGATTTAGCCCTTATGCATATAAAGACACAACTTTAGCTAACGGTAATGAAATTAGCCGTGACACAGAAGTTATGAAAGCAATGATCTTTTTATCTGAAGCACTAGGTAAAAGAGCTGAACTGGATAAGATCAGTGCAAATACTATTGAAGAGTTTATGATAGCATGTAATTCATTGTTTTCTAACTCAGAGTATGTAAATATGTGTTTAGGTGCACGTGAGTGGGAAAATAAAGATGGTTATATAAATAATGATTTGTTTCTACCCAAGCTAAGTAAAGCTGGTGTACCTATTGAAGCATTAGATGCTGAACCAAGTAGACTTTTGACTTATGACTCAAATGATACTAATCATTTAAGAAGAGCAATTAAGAAAGTTTCACCTACTACAAGCAATTTTGAGCCTGCAAAAACAACAGGTGATGATTTTGATTTGTAATAGTTTATATTGATAAAGCTTTAAGGGGAGTGTAGTGCTCCCCTTTTTGTTTTATAAACAGAACCTTATGTTTAGCACAAAAAATCTAGTATTAGATATAGAAGATATACCCAGCTATTGGGTGTTTCAACATTATCTAAATTTATCAGAGTCATTGACTGGTCAAGATGTTAAAATAATTTCTGTATTTAATCCTTCTGAAAAGACAGCAAGCTTATGTATTTATGTAGATGCCAATCTGCAACAGTATAAGTTTAAATGCTTTTCTACAGGTAAAAACGGTAATAAGATTGATTTGATAAAGCATATGTTTGACTTAAGTTATTCATTAGCCGCCATAAAGGTTGTTAGTGACTATAACTTATATGTAAAAACAGAAGACTTTAAAGAAGTAAAGCTTAAGCCGGCTGCTAAATGGCAGATAGATTTTATAAAACATAGACCGTGGAGTGAAGAAGATAGTCAGTATTGGCTATCCTATAGAATAGGGATGTCTATACTTAATGAATATAATGTAAAACCTATTGAGTACTATAACATGATTAAAGAAGAAGATAATCAAGTTAGGGCTCTTAAAGTAGAGGGATTACATATTTATGGTTACTTTGATAGACATGGTGAAGTATATAAAATATATCAACCAAAAAGTAAACATAAATTTCATAAAATAAATTCACACCTACAGGGACTTGATCAACTAAAGTATGATAAACCATACTTGGTAATATGTTCATCCCTTAAAGATGCATTATGTCTTAAATCAATAGGTTATAATCTTGAAGTATTAGCACCAGATAGTGAGAATACAATGATAAAACCTCATGTAATTCAATATCTAAAAAAGAAATATGATAAAGTAATTACACTATTTGATAATGATGAAGCAGGTAAAACAGCAATTAAAAAGTATGCAGAAGCATATAAAATTAATGGTTGCGCTTTAACTATATGTAAAGACATATCAGATGCAATGAAAGAGTATGGTTTTGATAAAGTGCATGCTGAATTAAAACCTTTAATTAAACAAACATTAAATAAATAATATGGAAAAAAACTCAAATAGGAAATGGTTTATACCTGGTTCTGTGCCTTCAAGTAAAAATGGAAGGAGATGGACTGGTAAATACTTTATAGCAAGTAAAACTGTAGTAAATTACAGAAAGCTCACTAAGGAATATTATCAAAAATACGCCAATGAGTTCAAAGAAGAGTTAGCAAAGCATAAAATGCCTGCTAAGATATCTTTTACTTTTGTTAGAGGTACACGTCATAAGTTTGACTATATAAATCCAGCTCAAACTGTACAAGATGATATGGTTAAAGCAGGATGGATAGAAGATGATAACGCAGAATTTATCTTACCTGTTTTTATTCAGTACACATATGATAAAAAAAATCCAGGTGTATGGATAGAGATATTAGATAGTGGGCCTGATGACAAGTAAAGAATTTTTTCAAATTGTTAGTCTGTTAAATGGATTACCAGAAGATTTTGACTTAGGAATTAGTTGTTATAATAGTTTTAAGTCTAAGTCACCCATGTTTGATTTACTCTTCACTAAAGCACTAAGGTATAAAAAGAGAACCAGATTCATTAAAGAGATGGAACTTAAGTATACACCTATAGAACTTACAGTTAAGGTAATAAACAGAAAGATAAATGGTGAGAAGCAGAATTCTGTATACAAAAACATTTTA